CAAAGATGAAATCATCGGCCTTTTCGGTGCCGGTGTAGTCCGCGCTGGGCACGATGCCCTTCTTGGTCTTGAGCGCGGCCAGGGTTTCGGAAACAGTCATAGGATGGTCTCCTTTCAAAGTTTGGGTTGATAGTAGACGAGCCGGAGCTGCATCTGCATTTTGCAGCTTCCGGAGCCATCGGTGACGATGTAGCCGGTGGAGGTGACTTCAATGCTCTGGGCTTCCTTGCCGTGTCCGCATTTGCTCAGATCAGGCAGGATGCCGCAGTCATTTTGTTCCATTACCCAGTCGGCCAGCTGTTCAAAGAAGCCGCTGTTCTCAATGGTGAGCACATCGGTCTCCCCGAACTCCCTTCGGGACAGGAAGAGGTAGTTCTTCGCCAGATCCCGCCCGGAGATGTAACTCTCCACAATGGGGTCGGTGGGGCTGTCCTCAATGGAAAAAGCGGTGGCTTCCTCTTCCAGCCCGGCAATGCGGAAGGCCGCACCGGTGGCATCCTGCTCCTCGGCGATGAGTGGACAGGTCTTGAGCCAGTCCCGCAGGGCCGTAATGGACGCTTTGTGCATTACGGCCCACCTCCCAGCTCTTTTTGGGCAGCGTTTTTGGCGAACTGGACCAGTTCGTCTTTGTGGTCAGCAATGGCCCGCTGGCCCCAGTAGGAGCCGCGCAGGTGGTTCTCCCCATGCAGACCCTGCCCCTGCGTGTGCAGGTAATACTGCCGCCGGGCATACGGGGTGTTATAGACCAGCTTGCCGCCTTTGAAGTCGGATGCCTGGTTGACGCTGTTCTTCAGCGTGCCGGTATCGAAGGGTACATAAGAATCCACAGCTTTGGCAACTTGCTGTGAGAACGCATACTGGACCTTCTGGAAGCCTTTGTCCATTTCGGCCTGAAAGCCGGGCCGGAACCTGAGCTTCAGGTCAATAACGGGTGCACTCATTTCCTCAGCTCCCCTCTACATGAAAATGCGGCAGCAGCGGCTCCCGGTTGTCGGAGACCGCCGCCACCGTGCAGCAGATGTGTGTTTTCTCGAGGGCAGCATACTCGGCTTCGGTCAGGCTGCGGACTGCGCCGCAGATGAGTTTGCCGCCCCGCTTGAGCATCCAGTGTGCCGCCTTTTCCCCGGGCGGGAGCTTTGCCCACTGGAAATAGGGCAGATAGCCCGCCGCAGGGGGCAGCCGGATGTGCACCGTCCGCTGGGGGTCGCCGCCGGAGGTGTCCAGCTTCTCCCGCCAGCTGCTCCCCGGGATGACGTGGCAGACAGGCCGGTCAGTCTCGGTGGCGGTGTCGTGGATGAGGTTCACCACAGTTACGCTGCACTGCATCAGAAGCACCCCCGATACAGCAGGCCGTGGGGGTCGCTGCCCAGTGCGTTGGAGAGGATGCTCTGCGCTTCCGCTGCAAGCCGCTCAGAAAGCGCCCCGCTGGCGAAGGTGACAGAGTAGCCATCGTTGGACACGCTGGAAGCCCCGGGCACGGCACAGGCGCTCTGGGCGGCGCTCATGGCATCGACGATCTGGGCGCAGGCATCGGCCAGCAGGGCGGCGCACCCGGCACAGGCCCTGGCGTGGGGCTCTGCCCGGCCAAAGGTGTGCCGATCGATGAGCCGTGAAGCCCGGGCGCACAGCGTATCAAAGGCGGCCTCGTCCAGCGTACCGCCCGCTGTCTGGTACTGTTCGTAGGTGCAGTAAAGCATGGTGGCCTCCTTATGCTGCGACCTTCTTCTTAACAAGAATGGTCTGGCCCTTGGTGACCTTGTAGGCGTAGACCTTGCGGCCCTGCACGGCAGATGCGCCGATGAAATCGCCAGAGCCGGAGAGATCCTGCAGGTGGACGGGAACGGCCCACTCATCGATGACGGCGAACCAGTTGGGATGACCGGCCACATACTCCACATTCTCGCCCAGGGTGGAATCCTCGAACACGGTGTAGCCTGCGATCTTGCCCACAGCGCCGGCCTGAACGACCGCGTCGCCCAGGTCGGAAGCCTTGATGAACTCGGGGCTCTTCAGAAGCAGGCCGTAGGTGTCCGGGGAGACCAGCAGCCAGCGGCCTGCGGTGGGCACGCCGATGGAGGACTGCTGAGTGCGTGCATCCACGATGTTGGCGTAGATGGTCTTTTCGGTCAGGGCGGTGGTATTGCCGAAGGCAGTGCCTGCGGTGGTCAGCTCCACGGAGCCGTCAGAATCCATCTGCAGGCCCAGAGAGTAACCGGCGCTGTCCAGGCGGTCAGCCACCAGATTGCCGGGAACGCTCTCTGCATCGAAACCATCGATGATCTCGTTCACGGCCTTGTCGTGGTCGATGTTGACGGTGAGGTAGGTGGTGTCACCGCTGGTCTGCTTTGCACCCTTGGCCTTGTCGTAGTCGTTCACCACCACCTCGGTGTCACGGACGGGAACCTTGACGGAACCTGCCTTGGGGCTGCCCTCGTAGCGGTTGTTGCAGATCACGCCGACTTTCTTCACCAGCGTCTTGCGCAGCTTGAGGTCAACCAGATTGGAATAGCGGACCTGTGCTTCATGTGCCATAAGAATATCCTTTCTCTCATTCGATGTTGATATCGGGGTTCATTGCCTTGAAGGCAGCGGTCACGGGGTCAACATCCCCGGCGGGCGGGGTGCCGTGCTCTTTGCCGCTGGAAACGTGAACGGAACCAGCACCGCCCTCTGCTGCTTCGCCAAAGGCCCAGGGATTCGCCTTGGCGGCTTCTTCCAGTGCCTTGGAGATATCGGTGGAACGGTCCTTGGACCCCTTGAGGGCATCCAGATCCAGCAGAGCCCGGACAGCCTTGACGCTGCGGCCCTTGGCTCCCAGAATGGCGGTGTTCAGGGCATTGTCAAAGGCAAAGCCCTCAGCCTGTGTCTGCATATCGCCCTTGAGCTTTGCCAGTTCGGCCTCGTACTCCTCGGGCTTCTTCTTGCCGTCAAAGGCGGCAAGGCCGTCCTGGGCGGTCTTGAGCTGAGCCTGGGTGTTTTCCAGCTGGGTCTTGTACTGCTCGGCGGCAGTCTTTTCCCGGTTGACATCGTTGCCGTTCTCGGCCATGATCCAGTTCAGCTGCTCCTCGGTAATGCCGGGGATCTTGTTCTTCACGTCTTCACGCTTCATGGTGGAAAAACTCCTTTCTGTTGGGGAAACCACGGTTTGGTGACACGGTTCTCCGTCCGTGTTTGGTTGTGGGCAGGGTACGCGCCGCCCGCCGCGATGATGCCGTCTGCCGGAATCGAACCGGCGGCCTGCTGATTACAAGGCAGCTGCTCTGGCCAATATGAGCTAAAACGGCACGAAAAAAGCGCCCCTGCCCGGACGGGCAAAGACGCTTTCGATATTTGGTTGTTACTGCCCCATTTCTTCATAGACAGGACACTTGAGACAAATTTGGTGGGCTTCATCCCAGCTGCAAGGCGGCTTGTCATTGCCCTTCAGGCAGAGAATATCATCGCCGATGTTGGAGACATCGAAACACAGACCGCAGTCGATTTTTCGATTGTAAATGGGGCAAAACCATTCTTCAAGCTTCACTTCGTCACTAATGCGGAATTCCATGCTTTTTGGCCACCTCCATCAATTTTTGACCGCCCTCATCCAGCGGCCCGATACTGGAAACATTGCCATTCTGCCCAATGGCAACAAAACCATACTCGGAATAGTAACAGGTCTGTGTTCCGTTACGCTGGGACATTGCGACTTTGGAAGAGCGGATAATGCGTTCGGCATCCATCGGCCCCATGCCACGTTCTGCCCAGCGCTGCAGAACGTGTTCGCTCGCAAAGTTGATTTCATTGGGTGCAGGCGGCGATTCAATCAACTTGCCTTTCGCCTTTATTGTACCAGCTTCACGCATCTGTTGCAATTCCACATTTGCAGAATCAAAACGTTCCTGCTTTCGGGCTGTATAACTGGCCTTGCCCGCCTCGCTCCGGCCAAACCCGGCAACGCTGGTGCGGGCGCTGTCTGCCCTTCCGCCGGTGGCGCTGATAAAGTCAGACAGCTCCTGACGGGCCTGCCGGAGCTTTACCGCGCTGGCGGTGGTATCGGCCCCGGCGGCATCCTCAGCCAGATACCGGCGCTTGTACTTGCGCACGGTGCGCTCCCGGGCCCGCTGCATCTGGCTGATCTCGTACCGGGTGTATCTGCCGCCGTTGTACTCGATGTCCCGGGCGTTGAGGGCTTCCAAGCTCTCCTGCGTCCATGCAGGCGGTGCACCCAGCTCAGGGAAGATGGCAAAGAAGGTATGACGGCAGTTCCAGCCGCAAAGCCCTGCGCCGGTGCCGTAGCCGGTGGCGGCCTCGAAGTCCGGGTAATGCTTGCCCATGTAGTCCACAGCGCCGCCCCGGTGGAACTGCCTGCCCTGCCACTCAGCGTGGGAAGGGCGGGCCCCGCCGTGGGCCGTGGTCTCGAAGAACTCAACCCCCATCTCATCGGCCCGGGCCACCTGCAGCTTTGCACCGGTCTGATTCACACCAGTCAGCACCGCCCGGCGGGCGGCAACTTCCAGCGTGTCGGTGTGGCCGGTGGGGTAGGTGACATACTTCATGGTGTCGGCCAGACTGTCCACCGCGCTCTTGATGGCGCTCTTGTAGTCGAACGCACCGCTGCTCACCTTGAGATGAGCGCGGTCGAGGGCGGCTTCAAACTGGCCGCTGACGGTGTTGGCCGTGGTGGCAGTTAAGTTGTGGAAGGTCCCCGCCGTCTGCTGATAGCCAGCGTTGAGCAGGGCCTGCAGGGTGGCATTGTCGGCAAAGGGCGTGGGTTCCTTGCCGTAGTGGTAGTAGATCTCGTCCTCGGCTTCCATGGCCCGGGTGGCCGCTTCCTGCATGAGCCGCCGGATCTCGGCTTCACTCTTGCCGGTGTAGCGGGCCAGCTTCTTTACCACGTCCTGCCGGACAGCTTCCACCTGCTGGTATCGCCACAGCTGCCAGTGGGCCGTGGGGGTCATGGTGTCCATTTTGGAGATGCGCCGGGCCACGTCCCGCAGGATATCGTCCTCTACCTGCTGAAATAAAAGCACTAAATTATTTGGAAGTGAATCAAGATAAGATGGAGACAGCATATTTCTTTCAATGAAAAAGAGCACCTGTCATTACAGATGCTCTTTAAGATAAATATTACTTTGACCAGTATTCGGATTCGGCCCTGAACCTTGCGGTTCGAGCTTCTTCAAACGTGTCAAATCGTCCTACTGTTATCTGCTTTCCATTGACACCAATTTTTACAAGGTAACGACCGGATGCCAATTTCCAGACCCCTTTAACTCCGCTTGACGAATCTTTTCGAGTGCGAGTGTTTCGAACATTGTTCTTTCGTTCGACCCAGTGGCAATTTTCCGGAAAGTATCCCTTGTCGTTATCAATGCGGTCGATTTCTAATCCTTCAGAATAGCCACTTTGATAGGCCCATTCCCGAAAGCAGGAATAGTTTTCCAGCCATTCAGGGCACATTTCTATTCCACGGCCACCATAGTCGTCATAGTTCTTGTTACTAGGATTTTCACATCGTTGCTTTATCCCGGCCCAAACATAATAAAGTTTTGTTTTTTGGCTTACTCTTGCATCACCATGTTTTATAGCTACACAACCACATGATTTTGCGTGACCACGTTTCAGCTCTCCAGCAGTAACAACTGATTGCTTGCCACAGTCGCATTGACAAAGCCAGCGAGCCCCTCCAAAACGATTGTTGGGTGCGCGTTCTTTAACAACAAGCTTTCCGAACCGCTGACCGGTTAAATCAATGAATTTTCCCATCAGTGGGTACCCCCTTTCCGGCGAGCCCGCTCTTCACGCACGCCACTGATACGACCTGCCATGAAGATATCAGCCAAGAAAGTGTAAAACTGAGTGGCATCACTTTTCAGAGGACGGGCGCAGTACAAATCAGCGATATCCTTGGCCCAAGCCAGTTCTTGAGGAGTATGAGAGTTCCGGTACTTTACGGCTTCAATCGGGGTGCAGAGAATTGCGTTCATAATTTTGACCTCTTATTCTCTTGTAAGAGGCCGCCCAATTTGATATAATAGATTTATCAAAGGGAGACCTCTGATGTGACGAAAATCTCTGTGCTGTACGACCGCCAAGAAGTAACAGCACGGGGATTTTTATTTTTGTGGTTGCGCCAGTAACAGATGGATTCCTTTCCGAATTGCTTCTGCTCGTGTGATATTGTGATTTTCACAATATTCCAAAAGCTTCTCGTTTGTATCGTTGTCAAGACGTACCTTGATATCGACGCTCAAAGGATTATCTGCTTTGGGACGACCGGTTCTCGGAGACATTGAATCACCTCACTTTATGAGTTCCGATAATTCTATTATATACTTGGAACTCATAAAGTCAAGTGTTTTCTTCCGGGGCCAGCATCAGCCGCCACCGCCGAAGCTCAGCTCAGGCTGCCGGTTCTCGTCAGCGGCTTCCTGTGCCAGCTTGCGGGCATCCTCTTCACTGACCCCGTACCGGGCAGACAGATACTTGTACCGGGGCAAAAGGCCGCTCAGGGCATCGTCCCGCATCTGGCTCATCCGGGTCTCGGCATCGGTGACATAGCTGTCGTCCCAGTCCACAGAGATGGGCGTTTCGGGGTCCACCGCCGCTCCCTGCAGGTTCTTTGCTGCCCACAGGATGGCCCGCACGATGCCCACCAGCGCCCCCTCGATGGGAATCTGGTTCTTATTGGCGCTGGCCACCAGATCCTGACGGCTGCCGTTGTACTCGGTGGCCGTGGTGACATTGCCCAGCTCGAAGTTGTACCGATGACAGCCCAGGCCGCACTTGAAGCTGAACAGGTTCAGCATATCCTGCACAGCCTTGTGGTTCTGTTCCACCCGCAGGTCAGGGTTGTATTCGTGGTATTCGCTGGACTGGTCGAGGCTCCCTTCCTTTTGGGGCAGGGTGACGAACTGGCTCTGCACATCGTCATCGGGTGGAATAGAGTGTTCCACGCCCTCTTGGTCCACCACCTTGCGGCAGATGTCCGCAGAGTAGAAGATCTTCTTGTGGCCCAGCCGGATATCCTCCCGGTAGTTGTCAAAGGCAAGGTCGATGCCCTGGGCTTCGGCCAACGCTTCGGCAAAGACGCTCATGCCCAGCCCTGTGCCGCCGTCAAGGTTCTTGACTGCTGCCGGGCTGAACAGGGCAAACCAGGGCGGGGAACTCTCCACCGTGATGCTTTCTGCCGTACCCGGCGGGGCCTGCAGCGCTTCAAACACCGGAGCGCCCAAAACTCCATCCGTTACCCGGAACCATTCGTTGCGGATGGTGCG